GACATGACGTATTGCTGGTCACGCATTAGCTTTTGTTGGCGTTCGTAATCAGTTGGTTTATTTACGCTACATCTGTACAATATAGTGCCGACCACTGCGACAAATAATAAGAAAATGCCAATATTAAACACATAATAGTATATATTAACACGATTGGCATGGCATTGTTTTAACGTGTTAAATAGGTAATTTTTGGTGGTTGTTTCAATCAAAGCGGGTTGGTCCATTTGAACAAAATGAAATCGGTATATAGTAAAAATGTATGAAATTTTTATTACATGTACGCTAAATAAAACAAAACGGCTAAATAACTAAATATGGCAATATTGATAGAAATCAGCCAGATCGGTATGACTGTTTTATGACGATATCCGACACCAAACGGTCTAAATCCTCCCTCTTCGTTATATAGCAAAACCGGCTTCGTTATGTGCATGCCAGTAAATATGAGTAAAAATAGAATAATTGCCACACTTAATTTGTTGTATCTGACAAATCCTTTCAAGTTATCCATCTAATTTTATAATAGTTATAATACTATTACAAAATATGTTCACGTAAAAATCCTAAAACCCGTCATTGTCACCTTCTTCCTGATAATAGTCGCCATCATCGTACTCTTCTCCCAAATCTTGGAAATCGTAAGTGTCGCGATTGTAGTCGTCGGTCTCCACCGCTGCATCTAATTTGTCTAGTTCAAATATATCAAGCGTCTCAACTCCTGCATCAGTCATATCTGGATTTTCATCATATAACTCGGCAATCATCTCATTGCGTTCTCGTTCATATGTTTTTGGATCATATTGGAAGAGTCCCTTTTGTTGTCCGACGTTCCATCGTCCGAGTTTATAGTTTTTAAATGCATCTTCAATCTTGCGCTCGTCAATCGTCATATTACCAAAATAGGATATAATACGACCCTTTTCCTTATCCTTGGACCGATTCACCTTTTTCATAATCTGCTCATAAGACATATCAACTGCATCCTTGTTCTCGTCTTCAATGTCTAACAACGCAACAATAAGAGAACATACCCGCTGTTTTAATTCTAGTTGATTTCCCGCTATTATATGCACTTCTTGCAATTCATTCGATGCATCTTCCATAAAGTCAGATAGACCAGTTTCCGTCGTTTGCAATAAGTTAGATGGGTTGGTGCGAACGCTTTTATTGTCTCTTCGCGTCTGTTTGCGTTCTTGGATATCGGTGTGTTCTAATTCGCTGTCATTTGAACAGATAATGTACTCATAAATTGCGCTATACAAACAATAGGCATATAACATATATACTGTTTGCTTATCCAATACCGAGTGAAATGACACTAATGTCTCGTCAACTTCTTTCATAATATCAGTATGCACAGGAATATGTTTCATAAATGCATCCAAGTTGGTTAGTCGCACAGTCACTTCTCGTAGCAGTCGCAATAATGTAGCATCGCCTTTAAACGGTTCTAACTGTTCATAGTACTTGTCAATAAATTTCTGCAAATCTGTTGCGTGAAGAGCGTGAACGCCCCAGTGTGGGGGGACTGTTTTAAAGAATGACGAGTTGGTTAATAGTGCAGCAGGATATACCTTGGAAATGTGGTAAATTGCATTGTGAATAAATTGCAGAGCAGAATAAAACCCCTCCTCGTAATAATTCCCAGTTTCCGTCATAGATGCATCTGCATTCCACTTCTGAATATTAGACAAGAACATTGTGATTTTCTTCAAATGAGGACCAGTTAAATTGCCGTGTTTGTCCAAGAACTCGTATAGTTGTTGAAGTAATTTCTTATTGGCGGAACTGAGATATCGGGTCAAACTTGCTAGTTCGGGCGTTTTCGTATTAGAACGGGTCTTTGGATTGTATTTATTGAGAACCGCCATCAAATGTTTGCGTAAAGGCTCGTCAATCACATTAGAATTTGCATCATCCATCTTATTCACTATTTCTTTTAATACGTCCACTGGACTAAACGGCAATGGATGGTTAGTCGCAACCGCATTCTTCTCATATACAAGCGTCATAAGTTTGGTTAGGTCTTCGACTGTATACCGTTTACCGTTCTTCTTTAAAAACTCTATTTTGTCAGATAATTTCCAATTGCGGTCATAACCTTCTGGGCGCTGAGAACATACCGACTGATATATTTCAGGCACTGGCAAATCTCTGTCAAAATTGCAATAATGAATAACCGCAGAATAGATTTTATCTTCTACGCTTCCAGCTGAAACGACCGAGTAGCTTATGCCAGTAAACTCTGCGTGATACAATAATGGGGCTCTGGTCAGCGTATTCAAATCTTGTAGCATCTTGCCCAAACTGGTGACAATACTTATATTTGCACGAATGCTATCATCTTCCTGATTAAAATATGTAATTGGATTTGCAATATCCGTCTCATTGCAACACGCATTCTCCAAAAACAATCGGGTAGAACTTTTTAATAACAGATCTTTTGTTTTTACGACGTGATTAATGCTTTCAATGATGCCGCACCCATATTGAAAGATTTTACTCTTTAGCGTCGCAATGCTTGCTTGTTGATCGGAATGTCCTTTTTGCAATAATTCTACGAAATCCTTTTTAAAATCAGTGCTGATTGTGTGTAATGTCTTTGCCACCGAAAAATCAATAACTGGCGGCAAGAAATGAACCCATTTAGAGATGCGATGTTCCTGTGGAGCAACTAGTTCTGGGTTAAGAAGCTTATATTCCCGTTTTTTATTGTACATATCAGAAATCTCTGCAAGAGTAATAATATGGTTTGTGAGAATTTGTTGAATGCGGCTAGCTAAGATATCTGGTTTGTACTTTTTGATAGAATTCCAAGGGGAAATCTGACTCTTGACTTTATTGATAACGCACGCAATGTATTGAATGCCAGTAGTATCTTCAATGCCGTCCATCGGGAATCCACTAAACGACCGAACGCAACTAGGGAATGTGCGTTTTGTCTGGAAAGATGGTATTGCGGTTTGAATCGCGACGATTAATACGCTCGCAATAATAAAAATCATAGTTTCATTACGATAATTAGCGTAAGGTTGCAATGCCTTTCCCTTTTCCTTTTCCATCTTCGCCGAACGCTTGTTGTATGCGGACTCAGACATAATATTGACGTTAATCATTTCATTAGATACTCTTAAAATAAAGTCAGCCAATGGATCAATATTAATATCAATATTAGAACAAATAGTAGAGAACACGTTGTAAATGGTTTCAGATGTTTCGTTCTCAAATACTCGCTTTTCTTTTTTGCCAAGATTCTCCATTACAACCGTTCCCAAATCTTTTTCGATGAGATCGTGGCTGGTAATGCGGAAACCAGCTTCATCATACTCATCGGCAGCCATAAACTCTCTTTTACGGAGAACCATGCCGCTATATTTATCCACAATATCATCGCCATCATCACTGAGAACCCCGACATTTTTACATAGTTCATCTAACTTGGACATATATTTATCGGGAGTATTCATAAATGTATCAGCCAATGTGTAAATCGATAGCGGAAACAACTTGGTATTCGTCTCCTTGCAATATAACCAGTTTGCGTCTTCTTGCAATTCAATTACCATCGGATTTCTGCAATAACTGCTAACAAATGCACATATGTTGGTTTGTTTATTTGGGAAATTCGTTTCCCCCATAATGATATCACGCACTGGAATGTGGGGCGAATAGACCGCATCATTGTGTATTGCGAGTGTGCCGATAGTATATGCAAGATTGTTTGCCTTCTTTAATTTAATGTCAGTGAGAACATTTACCCTGTTCAAATATTGTTGTTGCAATAGTATATTTGCTGTTAGCTTCTCATCTAACTCTTCAATAGAAACAGAAAAGCGTTTATCAAATTCTCCTAATAATTTTTGACGGTTATAATCAGTAAACCGAGAACCTGCACTTTCATTGGTTTCGCACGTTTTATTAGTTAAATTCTTATAACATTGTTGACTAATATTACAGAATAATGTATTGGTGTCAATAAATGCCTCATCGTTAATCGTATCATCTTGTATCCAATTGTCATTTAAACGTCTGTAATATGTAATCTTTTGTCGCACATCGGCTTCTATTTGAATGGACTTCTTTTCCTTATCAGACAATTTATCTTCGTCAATGTTCTCGGGCAATGTGGGACGTTGTTCTAATAACGCAAACTCTCCATCGCGAACAAGTTTCTTTCCAGCAATCAATGTAGTCGCCATTTCAGATGCAACATCTTTATTTGCTCCATGAATGTGGATAAGGTTCTCGGTAAGAAATTCGTGAAAGTCCGCGGGGGATTTCTTCTTCTGTTCATCCTTGTATTTTTTGAGGAGGTCATATGGTGTATCATCAAAATCCTTGTCGTAGTATATTTCCGCTGCATTGTTGTCCTTTTGCAGGGTACTCATAGCCGTGTATTTCTTGGTTAAAAACCGACGAGAACAATCGCTTGGTTTAATCTGCTCGTTATCGGTCATATCGTCCAACGATTGTTTTGCAAGCGCATCGGTGAAATTATTGGGAGTAATTAAAGAGATTAGTAGAGAGGTTACCAGATTAGTATATAAGTTAGAGTTATCCAGGTTATTCATACGCATAATAATCTCTTGGGGGGTAAGCTTGGTGTTGAATTTATCTTGCAAAAATGCGTAACTTTGAAAGAATGCGTCCGACACCACCTTTTTATCGTCCAATAATTTAAGCACGGTATTCGGATACTGCATCAAACGGTACTTTGTATTACGAAGTAAATCAAAATCCTTTGCCTTGGCTAACAACTGCTTTTTAATTTCAGTGATTCGTTCCTTCATAAAGAACCGAATTTCCATATAATGCTGGTAATTGATATCAGATGAGTATACCATATAAGGCTCCAATGTCTTCACAATCTCCATAAATGAAATCTTGTCCTTTATGTGTTTGCGAATGAACCGAATCAGAAACCGCGTCTTCGGAATAATTACATCAAGCAGCTGTTTTAGTTTCTCATTTTGTTCAAATCGTTCAATATTCATATTGGGATCCAAGGCAAATGATTGAATGCCGTTTAACAGAGTAATTTTGTCCTCCTTTTCCATCTGTTCGTAATCAATTTCTTTGGAAAGGTCGTCTATCACGTGGGGAATAATATCCGCATTTTTGTGTAGCAACTTAAACATTAACAGATAATTGTGATGCAAGTTTACTCTGTCCATCATATTTGTAGATGGCAAATGAATAGTGGAGAACTTGACCACGGGTTCGGGTAAAAACAACAACGACTTTACGGTCATTGCGTCATTTGGGGTCATCGCATTTCTAATATACAACGTTTTACCTGATTTTAACGTCTCCTTTTTAATATTAGAGAGTCCGAGGTTGTAACGTTGAACCACAAAATTTCGCGCTTCAACCTCGTTGTCCTTATCAAAGACGCTGGATTTGAACCGACCAAGATTATCAATAATAGCATCCATATTGGTTAGCACATCTGAATGCGACAACAACTGGTCTTGGTTATCAACTTCCTCGAACGGCATCATAACAGATTGTATGCGTTTGTTAAGGACAGAATAAGTAAGAGTGGCGTCGACGTTCTTACGGTCATAATAGCGATTCTGCAAAGTTTCAATTGCGCGCAATTCTTCTCCTGGCGTGTTGTAAACCACGTCGGTGGCATTGTCGTCAGATGCCACTCCATATATCTTCTTACGTTGCGAGACAACAGGAACAATCCATTTTAATAGCGTGTCCATTTTATAAATGCGTTCAACAAGAGGCTTATAATTAGTTCCGTTGATCTTCACGCCATATACATCGTTGTGACTATCAAACTGCGAGAACTGCTGACGCAATTCCTTGAAACGTTCAATCATTGTCTGTATATTGGATAAAACGGTAAGTGTTCGCTGACTATTTGGAATGGTAGACAGCAGTTCATCATTTAAATCATTCACTTGTGCATCAATGCCATATCTGCGTTCGCTTTCGGGTATTTCAACCAGTCGCTTAATGGGTTCCAATTTTTCGCCAAATACGATATTATTCGCTTCAATGTATAATTCGTGTAACTTATCCCGAACATTTACATCAATGGGGCTATTTTCTGGAATTGAAATGATAGATTCGCCCGTTTCAGTAAATTGCACAGATGGCCCAGATGACTTCGATGTAGCCTCTTCGGTAGTAGAAACGACAGTTTCTTCGGCTTTCTCTTTTTCTTCTTGATCTACGGGTTCCGCATCATTGATTGGCGAAACTGGCTTATTACGAATAACAATAGAATCAATCGGAACATTCTCTGGAATACCTTTGTAACCAAAGTTGATGTAAATCGGGTTAAGGCTTGGATACATAGTGACTTCAATCATATCTTCGTCTAAATTGGTAATTTCGCCAGTAATAACCGCTGGAATTTCTCCACCAAAGTGAATATCTATCCATATTCCAGGAAGCAATCCGTTTTGACGAGCATACCCTTTTTCAGGGCTTCTACTGAGTAAATTAATCTGTTTGATGGATTCATCTGTAAAGTATCCAGCATCGGTTGCCGTCAATTGGTAGAACGTTCCATCAGCCACGTTAACTACTTTTAGTTTATGTGCGTCAATATAAGTAATATATGCAGTTATTTCGTGAATATCGCTATTGGTAGGGGCAATAATTTCAATAATGTCACCTAATTCAAGCGTAATGGGAACATCCTTTGGTTTGCCTGTTTCCATTGTGCCGTCGTCTTCACCGGAAGTATTGCTCACGGTTGTTTCCATTATAATATACTATTATACTATAAAAATACATCTAAATATGTATTATGCAAAATACATATTCCAGCAAATCATAAATAAATTAGAATTATACTAACTTATTTATTCATAAAAGTCGTTTACAACGAGTTATATAGGCCAGACAACTTACTAAGGTTTTGGATATACTTCGCACAATGTTCCTTATTTGCAGCATCCATACCTCTAATCGGCGCTCTAATCTTGTCAATCATATTCATAATCTCTGCGGCATTTGCGAGCGACTGAACGTCTTGAGTATAATCCTTTTCAAAAAAGAAAGAAATATTCCCACTGTCAATAATGTCCTTGTATGGAAGATATACGTGTTTAAACCACGCCTTCACCATAAGAGCTGGATTCGCCTTCTTGATAGTTTCAAATGTAGACTTTGCTTGAATAATATCAGCATTGCTTGGGTAGATGTTAATAATATCTGCTAAAAATTCAGATAAATGGGTGTTGAATGCACGTGAAAGGGTTGGTTTGTCTGCCATAGTGATAGTGTACTTATTATTATAAATGACAGTTTATATTGTTTTTATAATAATTATATATGCCCCCCGACCAAAGGAGGTCTATTCTTAATCGTGGATATCTCATCTAATCTACTTTGTTGGAGTTTATCAATAGTAACGTCGGTTGCAACTTTGTCTGCTTGATAGGTTTCTTCTGGCGTATTTATAAATTGCATGGAATCATTCGCAGAAACATAATTATACAATTGTCGTTTCCCGCCAACCCCCTTTGCACTAAGTTCATCTGGCGTAAGGTTGTACATTGTATATTGTTCCGATACGATATTAGACCCACCCGTTGGTTTGCCTAAATAAAATGCGCTTGGTTCTCCTGCGGGCAAGGATTGGTTGGAACTAACCGATTTGAATGTGTCATGATAATGTTTAATTATATCGTCCCCAATAATTACTTTGTAGCCGTGTTTAATTAGTAACAAGGACGGTACACTTTGTATGTTTGGAGGAAGTACAACTTTACTACCATTTTCAAGCGTAATAAATGTCTGATTCGTCTTGTTATCTCGGGTTCTCTTATCTATGCAAATGAAACTGATTTTGTCAGACATATTTGCTTTGACCAGCGTCTGTATTATTTTCTGAGAATGCTTGCAGTAATTGCTATAATATAATATATCCATTTACAAGTTATATTATACGATAAAAAGGTTTTCGGAAAGAAAACGAAATAGTCCTAAATTTATGCCATACCGACACACATAGAATGAAGAAGTCTATTCTGGAAATAGAAAATCGCGTATCCTAGCGCAACAGATAACATTTGCATATAGAATCCAATCTTCTTTCGCTGGGTGATACCAACGATAAGTGTAGAAAGAACTAAAGCGACGAGCAACAGAAGCCCGAGAATAGAGAGGTAGTAAAAATACACACAGTAATCCTTGCCGAGAGGACCAAATAAAGTTTCCGCTAAATTGTCCATATCTATGAGATAGTGATAGAAAATATTATGCAAGTTCTCGTTGATTGTCCAATACAATATTATTCAAAAAAGTATAAACGCTAATGTTGTATCTAAAATATATTCGCCTAGTTTATAAACAGCACAATGGATAATTCTGCGATATGGAACGTAATAAACAAGTATTTTGAGGAAAATCCACAAAGTTTAGTAAGACACCATACAGAATCGTATAACGACTTTTTTAAGAATGGCATTTTCCAGATTTTTAAAGAGCAGAACCCATTGCGAATTAGCACGAAGTACGACGAAAAACTCAAGGAGTATCGTTCTCAATGTGTAATGTATTTCGGTGGAAAAGATGGCAGTAAAATTTATTACGGTAAACCAGTAATATACGACGACAATAACTCGCATTATATGTTTCCGAACGAGGCTCGTTTACGCAATATGACGTATGGCATGACCGTTCATTACGACATTGAAATAGAGTATATTGATATTTTGGACGACGGAGAGGCTCCGATACTAGTTGGTCCAACCGACTTACTTGACGGCGGCAGTGCGTGCGACGCATCTGCATTTAATAATTTAAAAAACGTATCAATCGGTGATGCTGTACGACAAAACGGCGGCGAACTTGAAGATGGAGGAGATAAAGAACAAGCGGGACAGGGCTTGGTCGGTGGGATGCCGCCCAGACGAGGAACCAAGAAACTCGCCGCCAATTTAACCACCGACCAGAGTGCATTAATTCGCGAATTAACCGAAAAATCAATGATTTCTACGAATAAGCAATCGCGAACCATTGTACTTGAAAAGATATTTTTGGGCAAGTTTCCAATTATGATACAATCCAATTATTGCGTATTATCGGGACTGCCTCGTGAAGTAAGACATACGATGGGTGAATGCCTAAATGATGTGGGTGGATATTTCATTATAGACGGAAAAGAAAAGACGGTAATATCACAAGAAAAATTCGGAGACAATATGTTATATATTCGCAAATCGGGAGATGAAAGTTACCTATTTTCAGCTGAAATAAGATCAGTTTCTGAAAATGTGTCAAAACCAGTTAGAACGTTGTCGGTGAAAATCGTCGCCCCTACTCCGTCATACACATTTAAGAATATTGTGGTGAATATTCCAAATGTAAGAAAACCAGTTCCGCTATTTATCGTGTTTCGTGCATTAGGTATTATTTCAGACAAACAAATCATAACAATGTGTCTGTTAGACATTGAAAAATATGAAAAAATGTTAGACTTGTTTGCTCCGTCAGTGCACGACGCAGGAGGAATAATGACCCAGCGCAATGCATTGAAATATATCGCATCTTTTACGAAAGGCAAAACGGTTACTCACGCATTAGAAATATTAGCGGATTATTTTTTACCACACATCGGCGAGGTGAATTACACGCAAAAGGCGTATTATCTTGGATATATTACATTTAGGCTGTTGTCCGTCTATACTGGCATTGAACCACCCACTGACCGTGACAATTTTAAATATAAACGCATTGAACTGGTTGGCGCGTTGATGAATGAGCTATTTCGCGAGTATTACAAAATACAAATGAGAGAAGTGCATCTAGCGTTTGAAAGCAAATTGAATATGAACCGAGCAATGTACGAGGACAACTTGCCATCTCTAATTGAACAGAATTATAGGGAAGCATTTAGTGCCCGAGAACTAGAAGCTGGGTTCAAGCGTGCATTTAAAGGCAATTGGGGCGCATATGTTCATACAAAACGCATTGGTGTGGTCCAAGATATGAACCGATTATCGCACAATTCTGCATTGAGCCATTTGCGTAAAACCAACTTGCCATTGGATCCTAGCGTAAAGTTGGTCGGTCCACGTGTATTGCATAGCACCCAATGGGGGTTCTTTGACCCAATAGATACGCCCGACGGAGGCAACATTGGTATTCATAAACATATGGCTATGTCGTCTTATGTAACACAAGGCTATTCTCGCGTTCCTATGATAAAATGGTTACGTGAAAAGGTAGAACTGCGTCTATTGGAAGAATGCAGTCCGATTATATTGTCTAGAATGACAAAGGTAATTGTAAACGGTCTGTGGGCGGGCGTCATTGATGCACCGAATGAAGCAGTGGACAAACTCCGATTGTTCAGGCGCAATGCATTAATCCCAGTTTATACGAGTGTCACGTTTAACATTAGTCACAATACGATATACATATACACGGATGCAGGCAGAATATGCAGACCTGTGTTTTATCGTGACCACGAAACGCATAAAATGTCGTATGAACACAATTTAACCAAGATTGCAGAGAATGACTTTACGTGGAACGAATTAGTTGCTGGATTTAACCGAAAGAAATTGTCTGATTTTCATCCTGACCAATATAAGATGTATGAATTAAACGAATTGTACGAAGGAATTGATGTAGAAACAAATCCCGCAAAGTTAAAGCGATTTTTGGAAGATAAGGCGGTCATTGATTACATTGATCCCAATGAAACGGAGGATGCATTAATTGCAATCAATGCTGACGTTTTAAACCAAGATAAAACGGCGAAACATACGCATCTAGAACTGCACGAATCATTAATATTTGGAATGTTGGGCAACATGATTATTTTCCCAGAAAACAATCCTGCGTCACGTAATTCATTCTCGTGCGGTCAAAGCAAACAAGCGTGTTCAATGTACCACACAAATCATCAAGTTCGTATGGATAAAACAGCAGTCGTATTGTCTTATGGACAAACGCCCCTATTGAAAACCCGTTACCTAGAACACATTAATCACGAAAGCAATCCGTATGGCGAGAATACGATAGTTGCAATTATGTGTTATACTGGTTATAACGTGGAAGATGCAATTCTAATAAACGAAGGCGCATTGAAACGTGGGCTATTTCAAACGACCTATTACAGCACATATGAAATGCACGAAGAAAAAAGCCAGTCAGAGGAAGGTACAACCGAGAAGAAATTCACAAATATTGAAACGGACACGGAAGTAGTTGGTACAAAGGTGGGATGTGATTACAGTCAATTGGACCAATATGGACTTGTGAAAGAAAATACTGAAATCACCGATAAGACTGTGTTAATTGGTCTAGCAGTCAGCAATTCCAGACCAGGTAGCGTAAAGCAAGACGCATCAAAGACCCCGAAAAAGGGACAGCTCGGCGTAGTAGACAAAACATTTATTACCGATGGCGAGGAAGGAACACGTATTGCAAAAGTGCGTGTCCGTGAAATGCGAATCCCCAATATCGGCGACAAGATGGCTTCACGTGCAGGTCAAAAAGGAACAATTGGACTAGTCATACCAGAAGCGGATATGCCATTTACTCGTGATGGTGTGCGTCCAGATTTAATTATAAACCCGCACGCAATACCGTCTCGTATGACAATCGGGCATTTGGTAGAATGTATTATTGGCAAAGCTGCTGCTGTATATGGTGGATATAGCGACTGCACTGCATTTAATAATCACGGTTCTAAAATTAAGGTGTTTGGCGAAATGTTGTCCAAGGTGGGATATCATTCAAGTGGTAACGATATATTATATAATGGAATGACAGGAGAGCAAATTGAGACTGAAATATTTATGGGTCCCAATTATTATATGCGATTGAAGCATATGGTAAAAGACAAGATAAATTTCAGAGCCAGAGGACCGAATACTGCGCTAACTCGCCAGCCAGTTTCAGGCAGGGCGAATGATGGTGGGCTAAGAATAGGTGAAATGGAACGCGATGTCTTGATCTCGCACGGCATTTCCGAGTTCTTGCGCGAATCTATGATGGAACGTGGTGACAAATATCAGATGGCTATCTGCAATGCGACAGGAATGATGGCAATTTACAATCCAGCAAAGAACCTATTTTTTAGTCCTATGGCAGATGGTCCGCTAAGATTTACAGGAGACCTCACTGCCAATGATATGCGTATTGAAAATGTAAGTAAATTTGGACGAGATTTCAGTATTGTTAGTGTGCCGTACTCATTCAAGTTACTGTTACAAGAACTCAATACGGCAAATGTGCAAATGCGAATTATAACTGAAGATAATATTAAACAGTTAGAGAACATGACATACTCAAAGAATATTGATAAGTTGACATTCAAGACAAATGTTGAACCGAGTCAAATCGTGAGAGAGAATATTCAATTGCTTGCTGTTGCGAATAAAGAATCACATAATATTACTCCGTATAGTCCATCACCTACACCTGTGAGCCCACCATATGCGCCAAATAGCCCTCAATATGCACCAAATAGTCCTCAATATGCGCCAAACAGTCCTGTCGTGCTAACAGAAGAACAGATGGCCGAGGAAATTGCAAAAGCAGAAGAAGCAAAGCGTAATGCAACATCCCCACAATACAATCCGAATACCCCCGATTCAAATAGCCCACAATATGCACCATATAGTCCAGTTATTCTAACGGAACAACAAATTGCAGAGGAAAATGCCAAGGTCGAAGAAGCAAATCGTAACGCAACATCCCCGCAATATAATCCGAATACTCCCGAAGATGCAGAATTAAATGAACTATCCCAGCGGGCACGTGAGTACCATACAGGAGACGCTGTATATTATAGAGGAGACGAGACGCCTAACCGCGTATGGCGAGTAAGTAATGTTGGCGATAAATACCTTAAAATTGAGACCGAGGTCCCTAGCATAAATGGCTCAGACACCGTTAAAATGGTAACCGCGAATGACATTTACGTAGCAGATATGTCGTTTACGCCAAACACTCCGCCCCAAGCATCATCGAATAATTCTATTCCGCCCCCACCACAAGAAGGCGGTAGACCGCTCCACAATCAACCGTTCGGACACGGCGGTGGACCAAACATTACATTTGCTCCCGTAATTAAAGTAATGAATGGTGGAAGTGATTTTTCAAATGGTTCGGATGCACAGCCCGCTGTCTCGGGTGGTCCAATTCAAATCGCCCAAGATGCAGCAACAACGGTAACTGCAACGCAAGTCGCTAGCAGCAATAATTCGTCTGAACCCGTGGTATTAGACGGAGGTAAAGCCGAACCGAAGGAGAGCAGCAATGGCATTATTGATTTTGGTAAAATGGTGATTCGCAAACTCACATAAGCAAAAAATTGAAACCAACGCAATAAATATATAAAAAGTAAAAAGTATACATCTTATTATATATTAAGAATGACGTCAACCAATAACAAGATTTTGAAGTTATACAAGTCACGTATGACAATTATTGCACAATTGGAGGCATTAGAATACGCAGTGGGAGAGTATCAAGACTTTAGTATAAATGAAATTGATGCAATGAATAACAATTCCCAACTAGATATGCTTCTTACGCATAAGAATAACGGTAAAAAAATCTACATTAAATACAATTTAAATGCAAAGCAGATAAACGCACAAACAGTGGACAATGTCATTGAGGATTTATATTCCATTGACACGGTATTGACGAACGCGGACACACTGATGATTATTGTGGATACCGAACCAAACGACACAATTTTAACAAAGATACGATATCTATATGACCACAGCGGCATATTTGTCGTAATCCACAATATCAACCGCCTTCAATATAACTTATTGAAACACACGTTGGTGCCTAGTGCCCGTATTTTAGGAGATAGTGAAGTTACAGAATTTAAGAAAACGTATAATATTATTAATTTATCTCAAATACCAGAGATATCTCGGTTTGACCCGCACGCATTGGCGATGTGTTTGCGACCAGGACAAGTCTGCGAATTTATTCGGGATAGTGCTACTGCAATGAATGCCAAATATTACAGGGTTTGCATGGGTTAATATGCAAAGAAACTGTTACAAAATAAATATAAATACGTATATTATACACATATGTCGTCCTCTGATATCATCGTTGGATATAACAAGAATGACTTTTTTTATGTAAATGCAGAAACGAACGGCGGAACGTTAACCGAGGCCAACTGCACTATGAATGTTGGTCTGCACGACCCAACGTGGGACGTTAGCTGCAATGCTGCAAACTTTGTAGACAATAGTGCAAATTGTATGGTAAAAGAACTGTGCATTAATAAGGAATACGCCAACAAAATTAAATCTATGCAACAAAACCACAGCGGGGCGGATGAACAATATGAGAATGCAAAACAGGTATATGATCAGACATTCGCTCACACACTTAATTTAGGAAGTGGCATAATCGTATTATTATTGCTAATGTATAAAATAACAACCCGCTAACTTTTTTAATGACATTATGTACGATATATAAACTACCTGTTACTTGGTATACTATAATAACTCCAACCAGCGGTTCTACCAAGACATTCCTAAAAATTACTTTTCTAGGTCAAATAATGGAATCAGGTGGACTGTTTTAGACAAATAAATATAGCAGGACAGCCAGATAATTTCCAAACATATAGTAATAACAATATGCATATTTCAGAAGGTCTTTCCATTATGCAAAATGAACAACAGTTGCTAAACGATTTAAATGAATTTAACGCAAAATATGCAAGATATGTAGCTTGCTCTAACAATATATTAAATGCGAATAATAAATTGAATTGCACAGACATAGAACTAAACAAGAAAACAGTGACAGATGCATACGACAAAATAGCGGGAGATGCTGCATCTGGCAGTTTATACGCAGTTAAAAATAGCATTGCCGATACAAACGATTTTGTTACGAATGATGTAGCAAATGCGACATTTAATGATATATCAGCGAAACATAAGAATATTATGCAGTTGCGTGGTGAATTGGATGAAAAATTAAAAGAGTTATATGTCACAGAAGGTTCATTAGCATATGAACAGAAACGAATGTTTGATGGCACTTTATATACAAGTTTAATATGGACAGTTTTAGCAACAACTACCTTATTTTATGTATTTAAAAAGCTATAAATTGCGCCCAGTATACTGATGTAATTCCAAAGAATTCTATCAGTAGTATAGTATAGAAAAGAAATGCAGGTTACTGCCGATCAGGTTATACGGATTTTACCTTTACCGAATGATACATTTATGAACAGCAAGTCGCAAGTAATTACTGGAATAGACGACAAAGGAATTGCAAAATATAGTCCAAACGGACAATACGAAATTACTGCATCATCGCAAGCGAGCATAGATACCCAGCCGTATGTAATTGCAAACGACAATGATCAAGATTTCTGGCAATGCGGATTTGCCAATAATCCCAATTATGTTGCTGGCGCAACTTCGCAATATACACAAAATCCATATACTGGGGGAAGTACTCCATCGTCATATCAAGGTGGCGGGAAGGATAATATGTGGACTACCCCAGTTGGTTCAGATAAAATAATAAACGTACGCGGTGAGTGGATTCAATTGCGTATACCGTACAAAGCATTTATTCAACAATATGGAATACGAACCCCCACATATACTCAACATAACACCTTTCCACGCAAATTCATGTTAGTTGCGTCCAATGATGGAACGGCGTGGACACAATTAGACCAGCGAAATTTAAAAGATGCAGAAGTGCCGAACGGAGAGAGTATAAAAAAAATGTTTGATATAAACTCCCCAGAAAAGTATTCTTATTTTAGATTAATTGTAATGGGAATGGGCCCATTCATGGAAACGGTTAAAATCAATGAGTTATCATTATTCGGAACAATAATGGTATCCGCCAATCCAAAGGCAATTGACAGCGAATCGCCAATTAAAACCGAACCATTTGTTACGTTAAATAGGTCGAGTGAATTGCTTGTAGGTGGACAATCAAATGTATCATACGATGGAATTAATATGTATGACCGACAATATGGAAAATACAATTTAGATGCCACCGTCGGTTATGCTCGCAATGTTTCTGAAAACGGGGATAAATTAGAACCGAAGATAAACAGCACAATCAACCCAGACTATCTATTAAAGACTAGCATTATAACGTGCGTCTTATTAACAGGTGTTTTTATTTACAAAATAATGCGCAAATAATGTTATAATTTTATGTAAACATACAATATACCAACCTTTATTATGTCAAAGCCGCCACTTGATTTCAATGCAAACGGAGAGGTATTAAAAACGGCAATAACAGACGTAAAAACAGATTATAGTTTAGTATATTTTCCAACAGATAGCAAGAGTGTAGGGAGACTTGACACAGGCAAATGCATGGCAGTTTCTGAATATGACAACATGCCTTCTGTTGCAATGAAACAATTAGATGGCAATTTGCACACGCCCGAGTCGTGCAAACTGAATGTAGGCATGATACAAAGTGCAGAGAAATGGCAAAACTTTATGAATGATAAAAAAACGAGCAAAGCGATTACTGAACGTGGGTTAAAGTATACAGTAGTGCAGGGGTACTTTGCTGATAACCCTGACTTTTTTAAATCAGCGAAAGTGCTAAACACGGGCACAGCCAAAAAGTTTGATAACATAAGGGACTCTACGAATGGATATATCGCAACCCCACATTCGACGTCGCAACATACATACTCGGTTGAATGGTATGGCACATTTACCACGCCGACGACTGGACCGTATCATTTTGTCGTAAGTAGCGACGATGCGAGTTATATGTGGCTAGGCAAATATGCGATGGGTAATACGTCTACTAAAAATGCGCTTGCAAAAAATGGTAATTTACACGGGTTTAAGCATTCAATTGGATATACATACTTGCAAGCAGGAATATCATATCCTATACGTTTTCAATTTGGCGAAAATTGGGGAGGACACGATTTTTCAATTGCATTATATGGTCTAGACAAGAACCGTCAGTGGATACGCTATAATTTTGCAGATATGGTTACACCTGAGGTTAATGTAAAAGATACCAAACAGTATTATGCATTGGTAGAAAAAGATGCGGAATCGTCGGCTAAGGGTTTATATAATTGTTATATTTCCGATACTACAAATAGCGATGTACCGACCAACCAGAGAAATTTTAAATTTAAATTGTCGACCACCCAGAGCAATTTTAACTATAAAATTATATGGAGCGCATTTGATGAAAAAAACGAATACGACAAATTGCGGCCTGGCAATTACGCATATTATCGAAATAAC